TGCACTGGTTCAGGAGGGGTAATGGCATACCCTAAGCTTGAGGTCATACTCGATGGACAGAAATGGACTGTTGTTTAATCACTCAAGAATCCCATTGCTTTAGCTGTGGGAGTGTCAAAGCTGAGAATTCTAATTTAGGAGGAATTTGACATGTATGATTTTGAAGAACAGAAAAGAAGGAAATTGATGGAAGAGATAGACAGAGATTTTTTTAAATCAGAAGAAGAGGATGAAGAGGAGATTATAGAGCTTACTGACGTTATTGAAGAGGAAGGAGAAGATCTTCCTGTTTGCACAACGGCCCCAGCTGCAGAACAGGCAAGGGCCGCGAATGAAGACGATCCTTGTGACGATTCAAGATCTGGGAACGTTGAAGAAGAAAGATTAGTTAAAGAAACAAGTGGAAAGTCAGGTTCATTTAGTGGAGACGTCATTGAAGTTAGTTCTAATTTGAACGTAGTTTCTTATCACGGCCCCGGCACTCCAGAGGCTCATTGGAATTTTTGGTATGACGGGATAGGGATCGCTCTGCAAGAAAAAATAGGAAGAACTCGGCACGTGGTGGTCACTAAGAACAACTTTGAGTTTTATCCAGTACATGGGGATTTTGACATTGCTTACATTCAAAAACCCAGAGTTCCTAAAGGTGAAAAAAGGCCGGCTAAATTCATTTATTCTTTTGTCAGTGATTATTTTGGCGATGAGAAAAGAACCAAGGAATGGATGAAAAAAGTGAGGCCGGATCTAATGGGTTGTTTGCAATATTGTCCGGACGAGCTCGTTAGGTTTGGCAAGAGCATAGGATGCAGGGTTGAACTCGTCCCTTGGTTTGTGACGGATAAAGAGTCTTACGTCGAAGACAAAAAAATAACTGCCATGTGTACTGGTTGCATAGACAACGCCTATTCTAAGAGAAAATTAATTTACAATTACCTTAAAAAATTGAACAGGAAGGACGTTGTCTTGTCTTGCGGATCATTTGGAAAGTATCCTCTTCCAAACGATGAGTATCAAAGAAAAATAAAAAAGACCAAATATTATTTTAGCGGTGGAATACATGACAGGTTCATACCTCCAAAATATTATGAAGTGTGCAACAACGGGGCGTGTCTTGTTAGTCACGAGCTTCCGTTGATGGAACAGTTCGGTTTTGTAGATGGAGAAACTTACGTAAAGATTTTTAATCTTAATGAAATTAACAAGGTGTTGGATTCAGACATGTACAAAGAGATAGGAAAGGCTGGTCGAGAAATGGTGCAAAAAAGACACACAGTTGAAGCAAGAGCCAAGAAAATAATTGAAGTGTTTAGAGACGCCGTATGAACGAAAATTTAAAATTGTTCAATAAGGGTGGGTTTAAATATTTTCTTAGCACCAATCACAACAGTTGCATAGACAGGGATATAATTAGAAATGGGTGTTGGGAACCAAACGCCACAAAGTTGGTTAAAAACACAGTGAAGAAAGGAGACGTTGTCATTGACGTGGGAGCCAATATAGGATATTTCACCTTGTTGTTTTCCAAATTGGTTGGAGACGTTGGAAAAGTTATATCTTTTGAACCGTTTAATTATTTTTATGACAGACTTATTTCCAACATAGAATTAAACAAACTGCGCAATGTAGTTGCCATAAACAAAGGAGTATACAGCAAACGCAAAAAGTGTTTGTTTAAACGTGGGTTTCCTTCAACCGCAATTGTTGATTTGATCAAAAAGGACGATGATTTAAACAGATATTGCAAGTCTGAAGTAGTCAGTTTTGACGACTGGTTTTTTTACAGTTGTTTGAACAGGCTTGATTTTATAAAAATAGACGTTGACGGAACCGAATTTGAAATATTGGAAGGGGCTCAAGAGACGATAGATTTGTTCAGGCCTGTTTTGTTGGTGGAGTTTGGATGTGGAAACGCAGTCAAGATTGGAGAGAAGTTGTGGTCTATGGGATATGTTTTGTATGACGAGAAAACAGGAAAAGAAGTAGGTTTGAAAAAGTTAACAAAGATAGACAAAAGCAACTTGAACCCTAATTTGTTGGCCAAGGGAGGATAAGCATGCCGATAGACAAAGAAACTTTAGAAAAATTTAATTACAACAAAATTTTCATAGAAACAGGAACAAGCAACGGTTCCGGACTTCAAGAGGCTTATGACGCTGGGTTTGAAAAACTTATCAGCATAGAGTTTTATCCTGAGAAATATGCAAATTGCGTAAAAAGATTTAAAGGCAAGGACAACGTGACTCTACTGTGTGGCGACAGCGGTGAGTTGTTGTGTGAAGCGTTGGAGGACGTTGTTGAGAGAGTGACTTTTTGGTTGGACTCTCATTATAGCGGTTCTGGAAAATATCACACTAAACCCCTTGCCGATACGTGTCCTATTTTAAGAGAGCTTGAGTGTATTAAAAATCATAACGTTGTAAACCACACGATTTTAATAGACGACATAAGAATATTTAGAAAACCCATTGCTTTGTGGAACAACATAAGCGAGGCTCACATAATAAACAAACTTAAGGAAATAAACCACAATTACAACTTGTATTACGTCGATGGGGTTTCAACTAAAGAGGTTTTTAAAAACGACGTGCTTGTCGCGGAGATTAAATGAATGACAATTGTGTGTCATAAATACAAATTCATATTCATTCACATACCCAAGACAGGGGGGACCAGCGTATATTCCAACGACAATTTTAAAAAGGGAGTGTTCAATGTTTTTGTTAAAGTTCCGTCAGCTGACGTGTACAGTCATGAGTCTTCCATGGCTATTAAAAATAAATACCCAGAAGAATTTGATAAATACTTCAAATTTTGTTTCGTGAGAAACCCTTGGGACAGGTTGTCTTCGTTTTTTCATGCCAAGAAGCACGGTTTTTTGGATGTTGGAGGAAGAAAACCAGCAGGAGCAGGCATTGTAAAAGGATACGTTGATTTAAATGACTTTGTTTTAAATTTTAATTGGGGCGTAGTTGACAAAAAATTTAATCATTTGACACCGCAAATTAAATGGATAACCGATGAAGACGGAAGGATTATGGTGGATCATGTTTCCAGTTATGAGAACTTTAACGTTGAGGTTAGGTATTTGTGCTCGAAGATGGGGTTGGTTGTAGAAGACATTCCAAGAAATAGGAAATCAACAAACAGTAAATTTAATTACAGAGAATTGTATGCCGATGAATCTAAAAACGTTGTTGAAAGGGTTTATAGGGAGGACATAGAAAAGTTTGGGTATAATTTTTAGTGAGGAATAAAATAAAATGGAAAACAACATTTACGTTGACAGACAGTTGGAGGAAGTTGAGAAACATTGGAAGAAAGCACATTTACCGTTGGACGAAAGACCAGTGTTAAAACTTAGGTATTCCAACGCTTGTAAACAATTAGACAAGTTGTTGTACAAGAACAAACCTATACTGGACGTTGGTTGTAGGTTTGGTTGCTGCATGGAATATCTAATTAGTAAAGGTTTTGTTAACATTAAAGGCGCGGACTTGGTGGAATTGGCTGTAAAAGAAGCTGTTTCAAGGGGTTTGGACGTCGTGTTGAATGACGCTCACGACATGTCTGTGTTTGAGGACAACGAGTTTTGCGCAGTCATCATGTTGCATTCTTTGGAACATTGTTACAACACTAAAAAGGTTGTGAAAAACGTCTATAGAGTTCTAAAAGAGGATGGGTTGTTTTACGTTGAAGTGCCTGGAACTCAAAACCCCAAAGAGGAAATTAAAGACAGGTCTGACATAAAAACTGGGAAAGTCCATGAGGTTCGTTTTACTAAACAAGAGATGTATGAATTGGTTGAAGGGTTGTTTGAAATAGTCTATTATGAGTTCAATAAAGGCGGTCAAGGAAAGGGCGGCCCCAGAATTATGTGCTTGTGCCAAAAGGTGGTGTAGATTATGGGATATTTCAATGATTTGTGTTCCAATATAAAGTTGATAGTCAGCGAGGTTGACGGAATTGTCACAGAGGGATTTTCTCCAATAGACGAAATAGGAAACGTTCCGTTCAAGCATTTTTTTATGAGGGATTTTGAGGCTATTAACAACCTTAAGAGAGAATTTAAGTTTGTGTTTTTGTCATATGACAACTCAGTTAGTTACAATTTGTGTAGGAGAAAACAAATACCGTTTTTTTTAGCGGATTCTCCCAAAAACAAAAAAGACAAATTGATTGAGATAATGAGAAGATACAATGTGTCCCCAGAAGAGACGATATATTTGGGCAATTCGTTTTCTGACATGGAATGTTTGATGTTGACGCCTTTTTCGGTGTGCACTTACGACAGTCCAAAGGAGGTCAAAGAGAAATCTTATTTAACCTTGGACGTTTATGGTGGAAACGGAGTGGTTTGCGCGTTGTATGAATTATTAAGCGGGGAAATGAAACGAAGGAAAAATTTGACAAATCGAATTTAATGATTATGTTGTAATAACGAAGAGGAGCGTTGTTGAAAGGAAGGGAAAATGATTATAAGACGTCCATCGAGCACTGGAAGCAACAGTTTACACACCATTTACAGGCCAAGAAAAGTGTCTGAAATGTTGGGGAACAGCACTAACAAAAAGATTTTGTCTAATTGGTTGGGTTCTAAAAATTTGTCCAGGTGTTTGCTTTTTACTGGACCGCCGGGTTGTGGAAAAACTACGGCAGCCTTGTTGCTTGCCATAGCCGTAAATTGTGAAGTGAAAGGCGTAAGCGTGGATCCTTGCATGAAATGCGATTCTTGTTTGTCCATAATAAACGGCAACAACATGGATTTGCAATTTATAAACGTGGGTCAAAGTGGTGGGAAAGACGCTGTGGACAAGATTGTTGAAGACTTGCCTACCGCCCCCTTTTCTTCAAGGTACAAAGTGGTGTTGTTTGATGAGTGCCACAAACTGACATCAGCCGCACAAGATTTACTTCTTATGATTATAGAGAAGGGCTATCAACACGTTTTTTTCATGTTTGTCACCAATAAGCCGGAAAAACTAACGGCTGCCTTCATACAAAGATGTTCAGTGATGCACTTTGAAAGAATACCAAAAGAGTTGATTTTTAAACTTCTTTACAACGTTGCTGAATCCGAAGGCATGCCATACAAAGAAGACGTGTTGGATCACATTTCTGAAAAAGCTGAAGGGGTTCCAAGAACCGCTCTTGTTTATTTGGATCAAGTAAACGCAGAAGGATCTTGGACTATGGAATCTGCCAAAGAAATAACCGGCATTTTAATAGATGAAGGGGCTGAAGAAATCATTGCTTTGTGCAAGGCGGTTATGAAAGGAAAATGGGATGAATCCAAAAAAATATTGAGTCGTTTAAACACTTCTCCGGAATCGATTAGATTGGCCATGTTTGGTTATTTTGCTGGGGGCTTAAGAAGAAGCAGTTTGTTTAGTGGTGGAAGATACTCATCTGCAATGGAAGTTTTGGATTCCCCAATTTATGAAACAGGAAAGACTGGCGAAAACAGGTTGTTGCATTACATATACAAAGTGATAAACATATGGAGGATTAAGTGATGAGCGACGATGATAAATTTTTAAGATACACAAAAGCAATCGTTATGGAAACCACCAAGACAACTTTTGGCAAACTTATCCCAGGAAACTTGTTTTATTTACATGGAAATCCAGATGTTCTGTTTGTGTCCATGATTCCCAACAAAGAAATAAACGTTTTGGGACAAAGGAACTGCGCTTCGATTGTTGCCAAAGATCCTTCATATTGTGGAATGTCTTTGTTTTTGGATGACAGGGACATAGTCGAGGTTGTTAGGGACAGCAACGTTACTTTAAAAGGGTATTACGAGGTATAAAATGTCCGATAGATTTGTTTTTGACAAGGCTTCAGTGTTTGCTGACATGCCAAAGCCAAACTATGAGTACGTCAATGATCCTGAGCTGGCCAAAAGAATTGTGTTTGAATTGAACAAACATGAAATTCTGTATGTGGACGTAGAAGCCACGGCATTGGACGCCTATGAAGCAAAAATTTCTTTAATTCAAATAGGAATTCCCAACAAAGCTTATGTATTCGACGTCAGACACGACACCGAACACAGCAGTTTAAACGCTGAAATTATCTTGACTTTGTTAAAAGATGAGACAAAGTTGAAAGTTTTGCAAAACGCCACTTATGACATGAAGTTGTTTAAAGTGAATTATGGGTTTTATTTGAAGAACGTTTATGACACCATGTTGGTGGAACAGCTGCTGACTTTAGGTTTGCATTCCAAAGCAAGTTTGGATTATTTAGTGAACAAATATCTTGGTTTGAAGATGGAGAAACAGACGCGAGGCACGTTCACTGATTATTATCAGAAATTTAAAACCTATCAATTGGAATATGCGGCCAACGACGTTCTTGTGCTGCCTGAAATACGCAATCTTCAGTTGCCGTTGATAAAGAAACACAGTTTTGAGGACGCGTGCCGTTTGGAGTTTGAATTCACCAAACCTCTCTGTGAAATGGAATTGAATGGAATCAGTTTGGACGTGGACAAATGGCGAATTATAATGGAAGAAGTTGAATTGGAAAGGAATTCAATTGAATCTAAAATAAACGACATGTTGATTCCTTTAGAAGATCAAATGACTCTGTTTGGCATATCGTTGATAGACATAGATAGTCCTGCCCAGCTTAAGAAAGCGTTGAACGATTTGGGATTTAACTTGCCAAACACAGACGTCAAAGAGCTTAGCAAGCACAAAAACTCTCCTATAATTAGCGACATACTTAATTATAGGAAACTTTCTAAGCTTATAACCACTTATGGAGAGCCTTTGTTGGAGAGAATGCACAAAATAACCGGAAGACTACATACGTCTTTTAAACAAATGGTTGCCACCGGTAGAATGTCAAGCGCCAATCCTAATCTTCAAAACATACCCAAACAACAGAAGTATAGAAGCTGTTTTATAGCCAAGCGCGGTTATAAATTGATAACCAGCGACATGGCGGGGGCAGAGTTGAGAATACTTGGGAATCTTTCCGAGGATCCTATTTTCGTCGAGTCGTACAGAAATGGAATAGATTTGCACACGAAAGCTGCATCTGAGGTTTTTGAAGTTTCAATGGACGAAGTTACGAAAGAGATGAGGGACAACACCAAGGCAATACAATTCGGAATCATTTATGGTTTGTCAAAGTTTGGTTTGTCGACCAGGTTGAAAATAACCGAGGAGCACGCTCAAGAGCTAATTGACAGGTATTTCAACAAGTATAGAAAAGTGAAGAGGTATTTGGATGAGTCTGCCAAAGAAGGAGTCTACAAAAGATACAGCAGATCCATAGCTGGCAGAAAGAGATTTTACGCTCTTCCCGATTATTCGGATCCCAATTTCAACAGAATTAAATCAAGCATAGAAAGGCAGTCTAAGAACATGCCCATTCAATCAAGCAACGCGGACACGATAAAACAGTCGATGATATATTGCGTGGAGAGATTGGAAGAAAACGGATATGACGCAAAGCTTTTGTTAACGGTTCACGATGAAATGGTTGTTGAGGTTGTTGAAGAACAGGCCCATGACGTTAAAAAGCTTGTAGATCAGTCTTTGATAGACGGGTTCGGACATTATTTTGATTTAATACCTATGGAGGCCGATGGTTTGATCGGCCCTTGTTGGTTGAAAAACGAGTGCAAACAATGCGGTCATTTTGAAATGAAATGCGCAAAGGACAACAAATACGGCACTAAAATTGTTTGTGCCAAATGCGGCAAGGAGAATTCTTAAATGAGTCGGGAAAAATCAATTGAAGTTAAGTTTAAGAAGTTGCATAAAAAAGCGCAAGCCCCAACTTACGCTATGGTTGGAGATTCTGGATGTGATTTATATGCAGTGGAGGATTACTCCATTAAGCCAATGGAAGTTTGTTTGGTTAGGACTGGAGTAAGCTTGGAGATTCCTCTTGGGGTGGAAGCGCAGATAAGGCCAAGGAGTGGATTGACCGTTAAGCAAAAGATTACGATAATTAACTCTCCGGCCACTATTGACAGCGCCTACAGGGGAGAAATTTTGGTGCCTCTGTTTAATTTAAGCAACAAAATTGCCATGATTTTAAATGGAGAAAGATTCGCACAACTGGTGTTTGCTCAGGTATACAAAGCCAATTTCGTTGAAGTGGAAGAATTGAGCGATTCAGAAAGAGGAAGCGGTGGTTTTGGGCACACTGGGTAAATAACGTGGAGGTATTGAATAAAAATGGGTAACTCAAAATTGTCTGAAAGCGCTTTAAAGATTGCCCAAGACAGATATTTTATGAACGAAAAAAATGAAACTTGGGAGGACTGCGCGAGGAGATGCGCAAGAGTCGTTTCTTCTGTTGAAACTAACAAAAGCGATGAATATTTCGAGAAATTTTTTGAAATGATACATGAGATGGATTTCCTTCCGGGCGGCAGGATATTGAGAAACTCTGGGAGACCAAGGGGGTCCATGTTCAATTGTTACGTTCTACCGATTGGAGACTCAAGAGAAGAGATAGGTCAATACTACAAAGATTCATTGATACTGTGGGGTGAAGGAGGAGGAATTGGTGTAAATATAAGTGAGCTTAGGCCCAAAGGAGATCCAATAAAAGGAGTAGGTGGTTATTCGTCAGGACCTGTAAGTTTCTTGGAGGCGTCAGACGCCATAGCAAAGACGGTGGAATCCGGAGGTTCGAGACGCGCTGCCGCTTTGGCGTGCATGAGCGTGTCTCATCCTGACATAATTAGGTTTATAGACGCCAAAGTGGAGGATGGTAAACTACCACATTTCAACATTTCCGTGGCAGCAACTAACGGTTTTTTTGAGGCCGTCGAGGCCAACAAAGAATGGGAGTTCAAGTTTGCTCACCAATCGTATGGGACTGTTCCAGCCAAAGACATATGGGACAAAATTGTGGAAAACATGGTTAAACACGCGGAACCTGGTGTTTTGAATTGGAGCAACCTTTCTAAAAACAACTCTTATTATTTTCAACCAATACTGGGAGTCAATCCCTGCGGCGAAGTTCCGTTGAGCGCTTATTCATGTTGTAATTTGGGGTCCCTTGTTTTACCTAATTTCATTACCGGAACCGTTAACACCAACTGGAAAAAGTTAGAGGAAACTATTAAGCTTTCAGTTAGGTTTTTAGACAACGTCATAGAGATCAATAAATACGTTTTGAAAGAAATAGACATTTCTGAGCACAACTCGAGAAGAATTGGTTTGGGAGTTATGGGTTTGGCTGAATACTTGTTTGCCAAAAAAGTTAGATACGGCTCCAAAAAATCCATAGCTGAAATAGAAAGATTGATGAGATTTATACGAGACGTAATATATGAAACTTTAGTGGAGCTGTCAATAGAAAAGGGGGCGTTTCCTAAATTTGACCCAGTCGCTTATGGCAAGGCTTCTTTTATTAGGAAGCTACCGGCTTCTTTAAGAATGTCCATAAAAGAACACGGGGTTAGATGTGTCACGGGGCAGGCTGTGGCGCCTACTGGCTGCCAAAACAAAGAAACCATGCTTGTAACGGATGGCGGTTTGTTAACTTTAGAAGAGCTTGGGGACATTAATGGCGCTAAGTGGCAGAACATAAATTTGAAGGTCTGCCAAGAATATTATGGTAAGGAGGAATTAGCAACTAAATTTTATGTTAATGGGGTGCAGGACACTAAAAAAATATTATTAAAGAGCGGTAATGTTTTAGAGTCTACTTATAATCATCAGTATAGAGTGTTACAAGATGGCAAGTATATATGGAAAAGAGCGGACGAACTAATTGTTGGGGACGACATAATATCAGCGTTAAATACATACAATAAAGCGTCCAACCCGCCTTTAACTGGAGTTGCCAAAAAGCATCATAATCAGAATGACATAAACTCTATTCCTTTTATGACCGAAGAATTGGCAGAGTTTCTGGGCATCTATTTTGGAGATGGAAGTAATCATACAGAAGGCATACGCATTAGTTGTAACGTGCATGAAGAAGAAAATTATTTATATGTAGCAAAATTAGGCACAGATCTTTTTGGCATAGAACCTATATTTGAGGATAATGGACGTAATTGTATGTCTGTGTGTTTTAATTCCAATTTACTTTTAAAATTTTTTGAAGTCAATGGTTTATTAAAACAAAAATCACCCAATGTCTCTGTGCCTAAGCTTGTGCGCATGTCCAGTAAAAACTGTATTCAGTCTTTTGTTAAAGGTATTTTATTTGCTGATGGGTCAAGAACTGGAAACACAGAATATTTGGACACCTCCAGTAAAAAACTTGCGAAAGAAATGCTTGTTATTTTAAGATCTTTAGGCAAGGACGTTAAAATACGAGAAAACGTTTCTGGGTTGGGAACTAAAATGTTTAGGGTTTATATAAAACAGGGTATTTATAAATTCAGGCCTAAAGCAGAGCAGTTAAAAAAGAAACAATTAGAAGACTTAGGTTTAGATATGTGCGTGGTAGATGAAGTGGTAAATATTGAAAACTCTACAACCGACACTTATGACATAGAAGTTCCAAGCACTGTTACTTACATAGCAAACAGCGTTGTCTCTCACAATACTATTAGTTTGCTGGCTGAGGTTACTTCTGGAATAGAACCGTTGTTTATGAAAGCGTACAAAAGAAAAGATAGAGTTAGTGAAAGAATATACGTTCATGACATATATAAAGAGATTATATCAAAAAACAATAAAGTTCCAAACTGGTATGTAGATACAAGTGATTTGTCTCCTACTGATCATTTTGAAGTTCAGGTTGCGGCACAGCGTTTTTGTGACGGCGCGATCTCAAAAACAATTAATATGCCTTCTAACGCCACGCCTGAAGATCTAAGCAAGCTGACTTTGGAATATATATATGATCTAAAGGGAGTAACTGTGTATGTTGATGGCAGTAAGTTTGGTCAAATATTGAACAAAATAAATTACACGGAAGTCAGGAAGCATTTAAAAAATAATGGCGTAAAGATAGAAGAAAACGCAGGCATAGAATCAGTGCAGTGCGCTTCTGGCAAATGTGAAATATAGAAAGGGGAGATTTATGAAAAAAGTGGTTCAACTGGAATCGTCGGGCGGTGCCCGATGAGCATCAAATACAGGTTGGGTTTTGACATTGATGAGGTGGTTTGCAGCACCATAAAAACGATAATAAAACTTATGAAAGAGTTTTATAATATAGATTGGAGTTATGAAAAGTTCAATTCCTACTCTTTCGAAAAAACCGAGTTTGTTAAAGGCAACAAAACCCTCAATAAAAAAATATCGGATCATTTAGTCACTCTTGTCAATGACCCAGAAGTTCATCTTTCTTTTGAGCCGTATGAAGAAGCAGTTAGATGTATAAGACGTTACAAAGACAAAGGGCATTCGATACATTTTATCTCCAACAGACCTCTTGAAAAAGAGGACGTCACCATGAAATGGTTGAGGAGGAACAACATACCGGTCAACAGCTTGCACCATGCCGGATGGAAAGTCAAAAAGGGAACTATATGTGAAAATTTAGAGTTGGATTTTTACATAGACGATCACACAGAGTGTTTGGAGTCTCTTACGGAGTGCAAGAAACGATGGAGGAAAGGTCTTTTTTTAATGGACAGGCCGTGGAATCAAGGGTATGAAAATGAAAACGTTGTGAGGGTGCGTAATTGGAAAGAAGTAGATAAACATTTAAATTTATAAGGAGGTTTATCATGTCCAATAAAGTTATTTGCGGCTCTTGTTCAAATGAGTTGAATTCTTATTGCAAAATTAAAAAGTGCAAGATAAAGCCCAATAAGAAGAGAGTTTGCGAGCATTTTGAACTTGATGTTGGCAAAGTTAAAGTAAAAGGCGTTCCTGATTTTATTAAGAGGCCTGATTATTTTTGGGATGACAAGTTGAAAAAACAAATGAGAAGAGAGCACAGAAAAAGAATTGAAGAGGAGGCATTAAAAAGGATTGAAGATTTAAAGGAGGAAAACGAAGAGAAGGATTTGAAACATCCGTTGACAGGTGATTTAAGCAAGTTTAAAACCACTGCTTCAGAGGAGAAATAACGCAATGAACATTACAGTTAAGTGTGTTAAATGTAATGAGCTGTATAAAATAAACATGTTTTCTGCCAGATTGCATGGTCCGGTCATTCATTTAATTTGTCCTCGTTGTAAGCACGTTTACAAAAGAAATTTAGCTGTTTTATTGGAGAAGGAAGTGATGAAAAGGCAAGTTAAGGCTGGTGATTTCAAGGGCGTGAGATCAATGCAGCGATTGGCTGTTAAACTGGAGAACAGCATAATTCATGGTGAAGAAAGGTAAAAAAAATGAAATGCCCAACTTATGAAATCGAGGATAGGATAAAGGGGAAAGGATTCAAATACGTTGTTGGGGTGGATGAGGCTGGAAGAGGTGCTCTAAATTCAGTTGTAGTGGCGGCTGCTGTGAGGATTCCTGATTTTGCCATGCCGAAATTTGTAGGCAAAATCAAAGATTCCAAACAGCTCAGTGAAAAAAAGAGAGAAGAGTTGTACGAGGACATAGCTTATAGTTGTGATTTTGGAATTGGCATGGTTGATAACGAAGTCATAGATGAGATAAACATCCTTCAAGCCACTAAAATGGCAATGAAGGCGGCTGTCAATAAGACGGAAGCGTGTGATTACGTCATAGTTGACGGAAATTTTACAATACCTGGGCTGAAAACCGCCCAAAGATGCGTGGTGGGAGGGGACAGGATCTCGATAAGCGTGGCTGCTGCCAGCATTGTCGCTAAGGTAACCAGAGACAGAATAATTTATAAACTTCATGAGCAATTTCCAATGTATAGTTGGGACAAAAACAAAGGCTATGGAACAAAAGAACACATGGACGCGATAAAGAAGTATGGGCCGTGCGTTTACCATAGAAAAAGTTTTAGCGGGGTGCTTGACGTGTAAAACGTGAGTGGATTTAAATAAATCAGTGGGAGGTTGCGTTGAATGACAAAAGAAAAAGCTGTGTGTCCAGTTTGTGGAGACAGTGGTTTTCACAATATTTTTATGGGGGGTTACGACAATTACATATGTTTGGTTTGTAATAAATGCGGTGTTTTGTTTATGCCAAGCGGGAGTTTTTATCAAAAATTTCACGAAAAATACAGTTGACAAATTAAAAATAATGATTATGTTATATGAACGACAGAACTCACCGGCGGGTATCCGTCGGGTGAAGTGATAGGTTATAAATAAATTTGATTTAGGAGGTAATAGTTATGGGTGGTAAAGAGAATATAATTCAAACAGTTCAGTTATTTTTGTCTGATGCAGATAGTTCTTCAACGGATTTATTGTGGTTTTTTGTTGGTGGAGTGGGTGTAGGTGCTGGTTCACTAATGCTTGTGCTTGCCCTTTGTGGGATAATTTGAAAGTAAGCAAATGAACAGTTTTAGAGCCGCAATCCCCGAAGGGTCTTCGGGGTTAGGCTCTTGACAAACAGGATTTAATGCTTATTATTGGTTTTGGATATACTTTTTAATAACATCTAAAGGAGCACCACCAGTGGACACTACAAAATACCCAGAAGACCAAAGAGTTCTGGAATGTTTGCCCCAATACGGAAAAGTGTATTTATCATGTAGATACGAAGAAGACCGTGCTTTTAGTGCTCCTATAACATTCCCAAGATTATCTTGTGGGGTAGTTTCCAAAAGAAAATGTATATGGTCTTCTTCACCGTTGATTTCAGAAATACTTACAGACATTTGTTTAGCCATTTCTGGAAGAGTTAAAATCAAATCTTGGAGAATGTGTTGATGCAAAACTTTATAGCGAAACTTGGTCACAAAAACTGTAAAATTTGCGGGATTAAAAAATCACTGAACGAATTTATTGATGACAAAAAAGCAAGAGATGGAAAATACTCGTGGTGTAAAAGTTGTAAAAATAAGAAGCAAAGAGAACGATATAGTAAATTAAGTGAAAAAAATAAATCTAAATTAAGTAAACAACAAGAAAAAAGTCGTAACAAAACATTAGAAAAATGGGAGCCGGTTATAAAAGAAATGTATAACATGAATGAAGGCTTTAAGTGCCAATGTTGTGGAAAAGACTTAACCTTCCCAAAATTTGGTTTAGGAAGCGTAAATTACAACCAATCTATTTATTTTGACCACAAAAGTAATAATATTCTAATACAGGGTTCACCTACAAGGTGGCTACGATGTCATAAGGTAAGTAATAAAAATATTAAAACTTTTCAACTTTGTAATTTTGGTGTTTTGTGTAAAACTTGTAATACAAGATTAGGTAACCCCAGAGAAAGAAAACAGCGGGTTCTGCAGGATTATAAATATGTTTTTGGTGGTCCGCTAAACCAGAGTTCCGAGAAGGCGGTTCAACTGGAATCGTCGGGCGGTGCCCGATGAGCATCAACCTATGTCCGCTTTCCCAAATGGGAACAACAGTGCTTAGTGCTTTTTTTGTTTTTTTTAAAAAATACAGCTGACAAAATTGAAATTTTGTACTATAATGTTTATAGAGGGTGTTTTAATTAGGAGGAACGATGACGTTATGCTCCACATAACAGGCAATAATGCTAATGTAATAAACTACTCATGTGATTGTTCAACAAAAGGATTTTGCATGGTGAAACCTGTTGACGAGGACGCCGTTATAGTTGTTGATGTCAAATGTCCTAATTGTTTTCAAGCAAAAAGAGTGCTTATATTGCAATACAGTTCAGAAAAAAACAGGAAAACAATGTTGGAAAACATGGACAATCTTGATTTTTGTTGGTCCGCAATCGTTGAAAACAAAGTGGTTTAAAGATACGGAGGGGCGCATATAAAATGATAAAAGTCATTAAGTCTTTTAGACGTGATGATATGTTGTTCACTATTTCTACAAGCATAAACAAGAAAATGGCCAACATTAACGGTGAAGCAGACGAGGAAAAAATAGAAGCCGGCTTGGTGGACAGAATAAAATCTTTAGAAAAAAACATTGACAGTGAAAGCAGGTTGTTAAAATTCAAAGACTATCTTATGAACTGCGTTTTTAAACATTTTGTTGACGTAGTGGCGATAAACGATTATGTCGATGAAGTGGTTGATTTAATTAAGAAGGCGACTAAAAGCATGGATCACAAAGGGTTGCTTTTGCTTTTTTGTTACGAAGAAGGAAATTAACTAATGTGTTGTAAAGAAGAAGACAAAAATTTTAGCAATGAATTGATAATAGACGATGATTTCAATCATGACGTGGAAGAATATTTCGGTGGCAAATTTGTGGAAGAGGACATTGACGATTATTTAAAAGCCTGTGAAAAGACTAAAAACAGTTTGTGCGTCATTGAAATGCTCAACATAATAAAAGTTTCAGACGCTTTGGGAGAAACTTATTTGGATTGCAAGAAAAAAATTTTTAGCGAAGTTGTTAATGATTTTTTTTCATTCAATGATTTTTCAAAATTGATAGTGGCTTTGACGATAAAATATTTATGGTCCAAAGGTGGAGGAGCGGTTGGGATGAAGAAAACAATTGGCTCAAAGGAAGAGATTAACTTTAAGTCAACCACAGACCTGGATCCTGTAAAAAGTTGGGATGAATATTTTTACAACATGTGCCTGCAAGTTTCAAGAAATTCAAAATGTTTGTCCAGGAGAATAGGATCCATAATTGTTAGGGACAAAACCGTCATAGGAACTGGATACAACGGAGCCCCAAGGGGGGTGCCAAGGTGTGATGAGAGATGGAAAATTGACAACATGCTTATGGTTGAATTTGGGAAACTTATTAAAGAAGGCAAAATAAGCGGTTATGATGACGTTTATGGAAAATGTCCTAGGCAGGTGTTGGGTTTTAAATCGGGAGAAGGGTTGGATTGGTGCGTTGCCGGACACAGCGAAGAAAACGCCATAATAAATTGTTCCAGACTTGGAATAAGCACCGTAGGAACTAAAATGTACATGACGTGTTTTTTTGGAGAAACAGAAGTTGTAACTAAGAACGGTTTAGTAAGAATAGAAAATGTCAATATAGGGGATTGGGTTTTATCTAAAACGGGAAAGTTTAATAAAGTATTAAAAAAACATATAAATAAATATTCAGGTGATTTGTTGAATATAAAGGTAGAAGGATTAGAAATTTTTAATTTTTTAGTAACGCCTGATCATGTTCTATTTGGAAAAAAAGCCGGTATTTGTCATTATAAAAACAGCAATAACAGAAGTTGTTTCTTGTGTCCAAAAGTAAAATGCAATAAAAATATTCAAGATTTAAATTATGAAGAAATAAAAGCTGATGAATTAGAAGAAACTGATTATCTATATGTACCAAATCTATGTGATTTTTTTACTTTAGATTTTGATGTAAGGAGCGCAAAAGAAAGACATTTAAGAAAAAACATACCTGATAAAATGTTTAAAGACGATGATTATGGTTGGATAGTCGGAATGTACATTGCTGAGGGGAGCGTGAATAGAGTTAAAGAAGGTAAATATTTATCTTCTATTGTGTTTTCTTTACATAAAGAAGAGAAAACGTACAGTGATAGAATTAAAAATTTTTTTATGAAGTTTGGTTTTAATGTATCTGTTTTTGTTAAGGAAAATAGAAGACGAGTTATTATAAATTCTTCTGAGCTGGCTAAACATTTCTCCAAATTATGCGGTGAAGGGGCAGATAATAAACACATACATAATAGTTTATTGTTTTCTGAAATAAATTTATCTATTGTAGATGGTATTTATAATGGAGATGGCACTGATATTAAAAGACAGAAGAGTATTACTACTATTTCAAAAACGTTGGCAAAACAAATTTGTTTAATTTTGTTGCTTAGGGGTTATAATGTTAGGGCTTATATTAGTAATGGTTGTGTAGATAAAGTTGGAACTAAACATAAAACACGCTATTCTATCTATTATTCTGCTAACAAAAAAAATCAAGTTAATAGACGTGATGGTTTTATTAAAGTAAAGGAAATTACTCGTAATAAGGTTTCTAATACGAATGTGTATGATTTGACTGTTGCTAACGACTCTTCGTATTTAGTTGGTCCCTTTGCTGTTCATAATTGCGGTGTACCATGTTCAAAATGTTTTGTTAAAATAATAAATGCAGGTATAGAGGAACTTATTGTAACTAGTTTTAAAACCTATGATTTAAGTACTCAGTATTTATGGGATCAAAGCGATGTAAAAGTCAGATTGTTTGACTTTATCAAAAAATAATTTAATAGGAGGGTTTGTAAAATGTCAGACTCAACACAAAACGAGTTTAATTTTTTTCAGTTTGACCCACATCAGATAGGTCAAGATTGGAAACCTGCTGGAGCTCAACACAGAGCGCCGGCAATGAAGATGTCAAATTTTGGAGCTTTGTTTTATGGCGGTAGAATGTCCGCTGATTACACAAGAACCGAGTTGGACTATCAAGATAAAACAGACTTGGAAAATCCAGAGCTGGATCCTTTCACTCAGGACGCGGAGTACGAAGACAATCCGTTTGTGGCTGATTCAAGCGTGAAAAGAACCAAGGATGATCAGATGTTCAAAATGGGCATGAGCAATGAGAGAGGAACTCAGATCAATTATCCAGGACATGACGTTTCTGACACGGACGTTGTTGTTGGCACCATGACTGCCGGTAAAAATTACCCCACTGAGGGGTGGAGATCTTTTGGCGGGAAGTATGATTTTCCTGTTGCTTATGATGGAACTCTTTAATTTTCATTATGAAGCGTTGTAATTGCAAAGATTGGGAGTATTTAAGAAACAGTCATTCTGGTTTGTTTGATTTTGACGTTTCTAAGAATAAGTATTGTTTGAATTGGATGGAACTGACCGAAGAAAAAGGTTACACACAAGTTCATAGGTATGGTGTGTACGTGTCGTATTGTCCAATGTGTGGAGGTAAAATCAAGTTGGACGAGGTCAAAGACAATGGTCGACAACATAAAACCAAAGGAGATAAATGAGGCTGTTAGCGACAACGACGATTGGAGCAAGTGGGCTAATTTTGTTCTTATAAGTTTAGAAAAATTAGGCAACAGTGTTGCAGAGCTTCATTCTGAATATTTTAAAATAAGAGAAAGCTTGTTAAAGGAATTGGCCAAAATCAAGGAAGAGGTTAGGTTGGAAGTAGAAAGAAAGATAGAGTCGTGCGAAGAAGAAGACAAGAGAAGATTGGAAAGGTTTAAAAAAGCTTTGGAAACGATTATAGAAACTTTAACCAATAGGATAGTTGAATTGGAAAAAACCGATTTGGTTAAATACATTGACGATAAAATACAAAACATCAGAGACGATGAAATATCTCCTATAAGAAACAGGCAAATATCTGTGTTCTCTAAATTAGGTTTGATTGCCGCAATGGCCAGCGTTCTTGGCGGCAGTTTAGTCGTGTTTTTGCTTGGAATTTTGAAGGGGGCTTTTCTTGGTGGCGGTTAAACGAGGTAAAAATGAAAGAAATACACGAAATAATAAAACTTAGAGAGCTTACGGAAAAGTTGAATGACAGAGATGAAAAGCTTTTGTTTGCGGTTCGAGAAATGCAGTTGGCTTTTGATTCGTTGGTTGATTTGGTAATAATTGTAGACACGGATCACAACATAAAGTACGCCAATAAAGCGGCGTTGAAAGCGTTTGGAGAATCTCTGGAAGAATTGACGGGCAAGAAACAAAGGGTTTGCAAGGATTTGTTGTGTGACCATGGAGATGAAGACTGTTTAAAAAAAGTTTGTCTTATAAAACATAACAATGCTCAAGAATCAGTGTTGGAGGATGAAAGACACTTCAAAGGCAAATTAAATGGGTGGTACAAACGCACAAGAACGTTGATAATTAATGGAAACGACGATGTAATAGGCGCGGTGTGCATGTTTAGGGACGTTTCTGATAGAAAAAAGGTGGAACAAAAACTTTTGAAAAGCCAACAAAGATTTTATTTTTTCATGGACAACGTTCCATTAGGAGTGTTTATAAAAGATTACAAATCCAAAACAGTTTACGTGAACAAGTACATGCTTGAAGCGTTTGGGGTTGAAAAAGAAGATTATTTAGGCAAAACTCCGTTTGACATATTTCCCAGAAACATTGCTGAAAAAATGGTTAAAGCGGACAAGATGGCCATGTCTAAAGGAAAATGTGAAACTATAGACGTTGTGCCTCATAAAGACGGCACAAATCATGTGTATAAGACTTGTAAGTTTGTCTTAGAAAGCAAAGATGGAAAACCAAAATTGCTGGGTGGAGTGACGATAGACGTGACTGACAAGATCAACATATCGTTGGATCCAGAAGGATCGGATCTTTTTGAAATTCCGGAAAAAAATTAATGAGTTCGTTTTTTGTCTTGACAAATTTACAAAAATGATTATATTTACAACATGAGGCTCATAGGTGAATACGTTTAAAGGAGGAATGACATCATGACAAAAAGAAAAGACTTGACAATAAGGCAAAATCCTGGCTCTCGGTTGAGCAGGATGTTTGACTTTGGTCGTTTTCACGACATGATAGACAATTGGGAAGAAGCGTTTTGGAATGACGTAGCCCCTTGGGGTTGGTGGACTGCTGACGTTTTCAAACAAATTCAACCAGGCTCGTCTAAAACTTCTTTTCCTAAGGTGAACGTGTTAGACAAAGAGGATTCTTATCTGGTTGAAATAGCTGTGGCTGGATTCGAAAAAGACGACGTGTCTTTGGAGCTTAAAGACAATTGTCTTTTCATATCCGCAGAAAAAGAAGAGGAAGTTGAAGACGAGAAAGGTTCTTACGTTATGAAAGAAATAGCTTCCAGATCATTTCGAAGAGTGGTTCGTCTTCCCAAAGAAGTTGACCAACGCAAAATAGAATGCAACTACAAAGACGGAGTGGTTAAGTGTTTTATTGGCAAAAAGGGGGTCGACAAACAGGAGGAAAAACCACTTAAGATAGAAATAAGTTAATAACGCAACCTATGAGCCTCATTATATTTATACGGAGAAGTTGAAAAATGCCAAAGGATTTCAATGATTGTGTAAAAAATGGAGGAAAGGTCATTACCAAAAAATTAAAAGGTGACAAATACATTAGAATTTGTTACGACAAGGACGGCACCGCCCATGAAGGAGAAGTGAAAAAGAAAAAAACCTCCAGCAAAAACAAGAAAATAGAAAGTTCCAGATTGCTTGTTGAAAAACTTAAAAGATTGAAAAAATTTTATGACGAAGAGTATCATCGAAAATAATTTTAGCTCGTCTACCATAAGTGGAAGGAGTTGGGCTTTCGTCGAGTTTTAACCAGGCACGGTGACAGCCTACCTACGCAATGACAAGTTTTTCGTTGGACAACAAAACTTTTTTTTCTGCAGTGGTGTTGGAAAAGGCGTGTTGGTTTTGCAACAAATTTGGCGTCAAACCACTTAAAGCGTTTCAAAGGAGAGGAATTATGAACAGGTACGAGGAATGTGACGAGAATTTAGTGGAAGTGTTTATGAGGGTTTTGGAAGAAAGGTTCCCAGGATATGGAAATTTGAAATTCAAATTGATTTTTGACACTAAGAAAAGAGTGAGACAAGGCAAGCTTTTATTGGCGACCATAGAATTGGCAAATGAAAAAATTAAATTTTTTTCTAAAGACGACGTCGCTGTCGATGGATACGATTACGTTCTCATAGTTGACAAGAAAGCTTGGGAGTTGGCAGGCGAGAAAGACAAAGAGAGGCTTATTTCTCATGAATTGAGGCACGTATTCGTTGATGAAAAAGGCGGTTGTAAAATCACCGGTCATGAAATAGAAGATTTTTATTCTGAAATCAAGTTAAATCAAGATGATCCAGAGTGGGGCAGGAAATTGTCCACGGTTGTTTCAGACGTGTACGAGCAGGAAAAAGAGGATAAAAAAGCCGCAAACCACGAACAATGATTGACAAAGACGTTGAAACGTTTTATGTAAACGCATTGCGTTGGATTGAACATTTGGTAAAACGCGTGCTTGCCCACATAAAACCAGAATTTGCGTGATTAAGAAGGAGGTTTTTATTATGGTTGATGACAAAGAGGAGAGAGCAAAGGCTTGGATTGGCTATGTTAAACGAGAAGTGAACGCTTATTTGGATTCGTTTCTACAAAACGCAAAATCAGGAAACATAGGAGTGAAATACATACACCCAATCAAATCCAAATCGGAAACCGGAGTTAAGTACGATCAAGACAAAGCTGAAGGCGTAAAGTTGATGGTTGTTTTTCATTTTGAAGATGAAATAGACGTTCCAAAGGAAGAACAGGAGGCGAATTAAAGTGTCTGGTTGCGTGTGCGGCCGTTGCCCATCAATTTTTAAGCTGTCTGACGGAGAAACCGGTGATTACGTATGTCTTTTGGATGAGGAGATTTTGTTTTCTGAAAAGAGATTGTGTGAAGAAGAAGCTGGCAAAGCTTGTTTTTATTCAACTTTGGGCGGCTCAGAAGGGAACAAACTTTCCGACAAGGGAAAAGAGTATCTTGATCTTAGTTTGAGGTATTGGAACATGAGGAAGCAAGTCATTGACAACGAACTGAAAAGGCGCGGTAAATTAAATGAATAAGAAAAATAGTTTGGTGTATTTCAAAGACGGAGATTTAATGTGTGAAAGTGGCGACGTTAGGGTGTACAGGTTTAACGACGTTTTGCATTTGGAAATCGGTCCAGGACACAATTTGTGGGCTTTGGAATCAGAAATTGAAGATTACGTGTGGCAAATAAACGACAAACCCAAGGGGCATTGTTTGGAAATTGGGTTGGGTTTAGGAATTGTTTCCGAGTACATATTGTCGTGCCCAAAAGTTGAATCGTTGACCACTGTGGAAAACAATAAAAACGTCATTAAAACTCACAAACAATTAAATCCGATAACTGCAGACAATCATTTGATATTGAACGCGGATGGTTTGATTTACATGTATCAAACGAGAAGGAAATTTGATTTTATTTTTCTTGATTTCTACTCAGTGATCGACGAGGACACTTTACCGGTTATAAAAGACTTTGCAAATGCCTCAAAACGAATATTGAATGAAAATGGGATTGTGCTGGGATGGTTTGACAAGTACACCCCAGAAAAGTTTGTGAAACCTTTTTATGAGTTGTTTGAACAAGGAGGTGACTAATATAGCAAACGCCAAGAAATGGAAGAGGAGGAAGATTCGAAGGCATAAGTACAAGAAAAGAATGAAAAACATGAGAAATAGAAAAAGGTAATGGGAGATGAAGACATGCCAAAGAATAAAGATTTTAATGTTTTGGATAAATTGGTAGAAAGAGCCTATAAAGCTATTGGGAAGAAGCTTTCTACTAAGGACAGAAAGAAACTTCCAGACAGTGCATACTGTGGCCCCGGCAGGAGTTTTCCTGTAACAGATTGTAAGCATTAAGAAAAAATTTACAGCCACTAAATCTAGGTGCTTACATTAAAAAACCTGGCTTATATCAGGGAACTCCTTTTGACGAGGACAATCCTGAGGGAAGTTGTAATTGACCCCGCAGAGACTGAAGCGAAAGCTGAGATATGTGTTACTACTAAATTATTTTAGTAAATTTAAAACACGTATAATACGCCAGGCAATTTGAGTGATTGTAAGAATGCAAAAAACATGTCATAAATATATTTTACAAAAACTTGAATTGATGATATAGTCCGACACTCATAGTAATATGAGAAAACTAAATGGTAGGTGTGGCTAAAACGTACTTAGGAAGATCTAAATTTTCTCAATCAACTAAGAAAAAAATTGCGGCCTGCATAAACAGAAAAGCAAAGAAGTTGGGATGTGACGTTTCCAAGAAAGCTAAAGCTGACGTAGATTGGTTGGAGGATGAGTTGGCAGATTCTGACGTTTTTAAAACAACCAAAGAGTTAGTGAACAGATCTATTAAAAATCCAGGATTGGACTTGTTTAAAAAAGAAGCCGTTTATGATTTGTTTAATGGTGAGGACGCTTCCAATTTAAACGTTGAAAATTTAGAAGTGGCGAAAATATGCGGAAGCAAAAGCCTTCCTACAGACGACAAAGAAGAATGGGATGGAAGTGCCGCTGAAGGAAGAATGAGAAAAAAGGCAGGTGGTCCTGACAAAGACAAAATAAACTGGTCTCAATACGCAAAAGGTTTTGTGTATTGTGATCCGGACAACAAGGAAAGTTTTGAAGGATACAAGTTGCCTTTTGCAGACGTTATTGGTGGGACTCTTAAGGCCACTTGGGGAGGAGTAAGCGCAGCCATGGCCGCCGTTCACGGTTCAAGGGGAGGAGTGAAGGGGGTTGACGCAAAAAAAGCTCATAATTTTTTGGCCAGTTATTACAAAAAGTTTGACAAAGAACCCCCTAAATGGGAATGATGGTTAAGAGTTATGATTTATTTGAAAACTCCAACTCAAATTGAAAAGATAGAATACTCCAACAAAGTGGGTTCTGAGTTGTTGCAAGCGTGTAGAGATCGTATAAGAGTTGGAACGTCCACTTTTGAATTGGAAGAAATGGCTCAGAAGTTTTGCAGTGACAATGGCATTAGACCTTCGTTCAAAGGGTACAAAGGATATCCATTTTGTTTGTGCGTCTCAGTGAATGAAGAGGTGGTTCACGGATTTCCAGGAGATAGAACGATTGAAGACGGTGACATTGTAAGCGTGGATTTTGGAGTGGAGATAGACGGTTATTACAGTGACGCAGCTTTTACTAAAACAGTGGGCAACGTAAGCGAAAACACAAGAAAGTTGGTGGAAGTCACTGAAAGATGCTTGCGTGACAGCGTTAACAAAGCGGTTCACAACGGTAAACTTTTTGACATTTCTAAATCCATACAAGACGTTGCGGAAGAAAATGAATTTAACGCCATAAGAACGTTCGGGGGACATGGAGTGGGTTTTGACGTTCATGAGTCTCCCTTTGTGTTTAATTACATGCCGGACAGAGGGTGCAATTATTTGTTAAAGGCCGGCATGGTTTTGGCCATAGAACCAATGGTGGCGGAAGGTTCTTATGAAACCGAAGTTGTTGAAAACGGTTGGACTGCAGTGACAAAAGACAGAAGAAAGGCCGCTCATTTTGAGCGGTCTGTGGCTATAATGCCAGAAGGTCCAAAAATCTTAGCTGATTTTTAAGGAGGTAAGACATGAATGGTCAAAGACAATGTAAAAGATACATGCTAAGACCGGTCGCTCATTGTTCCAAGGGTTGTTTAGTCCTGTCCTGGGCAGGACGTTAAAAGGCCTAAACATTTTTAAATTATCAATAGGAGGCATTGAATAAAATGTCTATAGAAAAAATGTTGGAAGAAATGAGAGATCTTATAGAGGATTCCATGAAAGACGCCAATAAATTTGACGAGAAGAGAAACAAAAGCGCTGGAACAAGGGTTAGAAAAGTTATGCAGGAGCTAAAATCACACGCTCAAGACGTTCGCAAAAAGGTCATTGAAATAAAGAAACAGTAAACAACCATTGGTTGGGTTTATGGAAGAGATTCTTAACACAATAACAAGTGGAAGCGCGTTAACGCTCTCAAACATAATACTGGCGATTTTAATTGGCGTTCACTTGTTGTGCGAATTTGGCCATTATGTGCGGTACTCTAAACAAAGCTAAGGATAGAAAGTATCAATGTAAGTGCGGGTTTAAAACGCACAGAGATATATTGGGTGCAAGGAATATAATCAATGCACCTGTGGTAGATGGTAAAAGTCTATCAGCCTGAGCTGCTATATGCACTGGT